ATGGGGTTACGTGGTTTCATTCTGATATGGCTTGTGACTGGTCTGGGGGCGGTATCCGCTCAGGCCCAGACCAAGGCCGTGACTGATCCCGGCGACTATTACCAGATCCCTTTGAACCTGCCGGATAAGGCGGCCATCCGGCAGGTCATCCACAAAACCACCCAGATACGTCTGAACGATCAGACCGAGACCGCCACCTTCTCAGGTGAATATATCAGCCGCTTCACCGCAGATAAGGACGGATATCGCGTTACCAAAACAACCGTCTCCTCCAACCTGACACTTGAGGGGGATGTGACGGACGAAAAAAGCGACGACATGCAGAAACTGTCGGCTGCACTGACAGACGTCGGTGTCATAACCTATGTGGCCGATGTCAATCTGACGCCCTTGCGTATTGATGACTGGCCGCGTCTGAGGCGCGCCATAAAACAGTCCATGCGTAAGGCCGGTCTGATGAAACAAAAGCAGGAAGCGGCTTTTGATGCCCTCTATGAACGCATAAGCCCTGAAGTCGCCTCCGAGCTGTTTCTGCCTGAGGACGGGTTGCTGGCTATACCGCGCAATCTGGGCTTAAGCCTTGAAAACCCCTATGTGCTGGAATCAAAAATTGAGCCCCCGTTTGGTGGCGAAGCCCTCAGGACGCGCGAAACGCTCAAACTGACCCGGTGGGATGAGGCGGGACAAAAAGCCTATATCTCCTATCAGTCCGGCCCCGCCAAGGCCGATCTTGAGGCCTATGCCACGGCCATTCAGCCCGAACTGGATACGGCGGCGCGTCTGGATGCCGAGCAATATGGCTGGGCCTATAGGCCTGTCATCGAAGTGCAACTCGATATCAGCACGCGCTGTAATTATGAAATGAGCCTGCAAACAGGATTGGTGCTCAGGGCCGCCTGTTTATCTATCCGCGACATCCGCGTCGGCGATCAGATACAGTCCCAGCGTGAAAGCTGGTCTATGAGCGAAAGCTTCGTAGATTAGATATGAAAAGCAAAAATCAGCGAAGAACCGCTTCGAGCTGATTTTTTCCGCTATAATTCACATTAAAGTACACTGAGCGAAGCGAAGGACTTTAGAGCGATTGAGAAAAATGGTGGACCCGACAGGGATTGAACCTGTGACCCCTACGATGTCAACGAACAAGAAAATCAATAAAATCAAAGGCAAAGGCCAGTAAAACACCGCAACGGCACGCAAGGAAAATAAGGATTTCCGCGAATGCTGCGTGTCACGAGCGTGTCACAGGACACAAACCCCGATCCCGAACTGGCTGAACTTTTGGGCGGTTACCCGCCACCAGATAATCAAAAAGCCGCCCCTGCGGACACAGGGAACGGCTTTGAAACGGTAGAAGAAGCAGCAAACTTCGGAGTGGAATATACCGCCGATCTCGATGAATTGCTAGGGGGCGCGATTGCCGAAGACCCACTTTTTTCGCTTCGCCGGAAACTGATCGAAAACGGCTACAGGCCAATTCCTTGCGAGGGGAAGAAACCTGTCCTTGGGAACTGGGGGCAGCTTCACGCCACGGTCGACGACCTGCGCGGCTGGACGGCGCCGAACACCGGAATCGTACTGGGCAGCAACCTGGTCGCCGTCGACATCGATGTTCTCGACGCGCATGTGTCTGGTGAACTGATCGAACTTGCCTTGAACCTTGGCACCGGCCTGCCGTTAGTGCGGGCGGGTAAAAAACCAAAGACCCTTTTGCTTTATCGCACTGACACGCCCGTCCGTAAGCGTAAATCGACCGTCTTCACGGATGCGCAAGGGCAGACCGGTGCCGTTGAGATTCTCGGTGATGGACAGCAATTTATCGCATATGGGACTCACCCAGACACCGGCAAGCCCTACCAATGGCTGCCGGAAACCATGTCACCGGTCGACATCCCATTGGCTGACCTGCCCCTGATCGACCTCGACCGCCTCGATACCTTCATGGTCGAAGCTGAGGCTATACTTCGGGCCACCGGCTGGGACTACAAAGGAAAACCAGAAGCCGCACCGGTCGAACAGCATGACGATGATGATGACCTTCTTGATCTTCTGGAACCCGATCACGCCCGCATAAAAACTGCCCTGACTTTCATCGGCAGCGATGATCATGACGACTGGATTCGCGTGGGCATGGCCCTGCACCATGAATATCGAGGCAAGGAGTCGGGCCGTGAATTTTGGCACGAATGGTCGCGGGGTTCCGATAAGTACGATCCACGCGATCTGAATCGTCGCTGGAAATCGTTCGGTGACAAGGCTCACTCGGTCACTATAGCAAGCCTGTACGATCTGGCGAAGGCGGGCGGCTGGAATAAGAAAGCCGCCCTGCCGCCGTCACGTTTATCGTTCCTGTCACCCGACGATTGCGACAACGCGCCGTCACGGGGCTATCTCATTAAGGGCTTGATAGCGCCGCGTGATGTCGGTTGCATCTTCGGCGCACCTGGGGCCGGTAAATCCCTCATATCCCCCTGGCTGGGGTACGCTGTCGCGCAAGGGCGGGAGGCCTTCGGGATGCGCACGAAGGCGGGCGAAGTGTTCTATGTGGCCGCTGAAGACGAACACGGCATGAGGGGACGTGTCAAAGCCCTGAAAGCCGAACACGGCAATGCTGAAGCCTTTACGCTTGTCGGTGGCGTCTCGGATCTCCTGTCACCAGATTCGCCTGATCTGAAGGCGCTGAAAGAGGCTGTCGAAGCCCGCAAGCCCGCCCTGATCTTTATCGACACCTTAGCGATGGCGTTTCCCGGACTGGAAGAAAATTCTGCCGAAGCTATGGGGCGTGTCGTGAAGGCGGCACGTGACCTCACGGCATGGGGCGCGGCGGTCATCCTGATACACCACGACACTAAAGCCGAAGGCTCGACGCCGCGCGGGCATAGCCTCTTGAACGGCGCTCTCGACATGGCCCTGCATGTGCAGCCCCGCGATGAGTCTGGGGTGATCAGGGGGAAGCTGACCAAGAACCGCAACGGCTCTTGTGACCGTGATATCGCCTTCAGCATTGGCACCGTCGACATGGGCGTCGATGAGGACGGCGACACGCTCACCACGGCGATATGCAGACCGCTATCAGGTGCGGCGGCTGTCAAAGGGCCGAAGCTGTCACCGAGTGAACGGGCAGCTCTCGACGTTCTGCGTGATCTCGAAAACATCGATTTAAATCGATGTTCTGTCCCGGAAAGAGAGTGGCGGGAGGCCTGTATTTCCGGACATTTAGTGTCCGGCGCGGAAAATCCTGACAGCCGCCGCCGGACATTCGATAGAGCGTGCCGGACATTGGCCGGACATGGCTTGGTCGTGTTTAACGGCGACAATGTAAACACCAAAAAGCACCATGATTACAACGGGATAATTGACGATGCTTTTGATGAATGAAGTGTCCCGGACATTCCGGACATTGGCCGGACATGCGGCTTTGTCCGACCGCAGAAACCCGGACGGACACGGACATGCCTTTATATAGGCATGTCCGAATGTCCGGACTGACCGAAAACCGTCCTATCAAATGAAACCTCCCCACATGGAACAGATCAATTACACCACCCCGCCGCTTGTCGGTACAATCGAAGTTTTCGGCCGTCGCACAGTTCGACTCACCAAAGTGACGCCTTACATTCGTCTGCGTGACGGCATGCCAAGTTTTGTTCTGCACTGGCACGACAAACACGGCACACACTTCACCTCTGGTCTGAAGTCAAAGTCGCTTACCCGCGTCAAAGACAAAAACGTCGATCCTAATGAACGTTCACACGGCGAAGGTACCTCCGGCGTATCTGTGCTGCGGGGGGCGCAGACCGCGGCGCTTCAATCTCCACAAAATTTTTTGAAAAAGGATTCCGACCGTGAATCTTGATCTCGACGAATTGCTGGGCGGCACCCCGGCACCCAGACACCCCCACAATCGCCCCGAGATTGCCACAGAGGCCGATCTTGCCACCTTCTGGGACGTGAGTACCCGGCAGGTCAGAAAGCTGCTCTCGGACGGCGTCATCTCGAAACTCGACGGGCGGAATTATGACGTGCAGGTCTGCACTGCGGCTTACCTAAAACACCTGGCGCAAAAGCGGTCATCGGGCAATTCGACCCTCGAAGCCGAGAAGATTAGGCTCGCCCGTGAACAGGCCGACAAATTGGAACTTCAGAATGCTGCTGCCCGTGGTGAATATGTCGCCGCGTCCGATGTCCAAAACACCTGGGCAACGATCCTGCGCGATGTTCGGGCTTCGGCATTGGCGCTTCCTGGTCGCGTCCAGACTCGACTGCCGCACCTCACGGCGCATGACATCAAAATTATCGATTCCGAAATTCGCACTGTCCTGACGGAGCTTTCCCATGCAACCGATTGAACGCATCCGCCGTAATGCGCTTAAAGCACTTATGCCGCCGCCAAACATCCGACTGGCCGATTGGATCGAGGCGAATGTTCACTTGCCTGAAACCGTATCGGCGCTGTCTGGCCGCGTGACCCTTTGGCAATTTCAGAAGGGAATCTGCAACGCGATCGACGACCCGGCTATTGAGCGCGTGACGATCATAAAACCCGTCCGCGTGGGCTTCACCACTTTGCTGACGGCAACACTGGCCAATTATGTCGCAAACTCACCGGCACCTATACTAAATGTGCAGCCTACCGAGGCCGACGCACGCGATTATATGGTTTCGGATGTCGAACCGACTTTTCAGGCTTCACCGGCTTTGCGCGGCCTGCTGACCGATGATGCTGACGAATCGGGCAGGTCGACTCTGCTTTCCCGAAAATTCCCAGCCGGTTCGCTGAAGCTTGTTGCCGCCAAAAGTCCGCGCAACCTTCGCCGTCACACAGCGAAGATTCTTTTGATGGATGAGGTGGATGCGATGGAACCGGGACCAGAAGGCGATCCACTTATTCTTGCCGAACGGCGGACACTGACATTTGCTGATCGGAAAATAATCGCCGGATCGACGCCGGTTTTCGATCATGGGCCGGTTTCAAAGCTATATGCGAAATCGGATCAGCGTATCTTCGAGGTCCCGTGCCCCGACTGCGGCGACTTCACCGAAATCCTTTGGCAGCACATTCAATGGGATGAGGGAAAACCGGAGACTGCCTATTTCGCTTGCCCGCACTGCGGTAGCTGCGTCGATGAGCGACACAAGGTTGCTATGGTCGAAAAAGGCCGATGGCGGGCAACCGTACCAGAGGTGCAAGGCCATGCAGGTTTCAGGCTCAACGCTCTGATCAGCCCGCATAAAAACGCCTCATGGGGCCGACTGGCGGCTGAGTTTGTCGCGGCTAAGGATGATCCGGCCACATTACAGGTGTTTGTAAACACGCTTCTTGGGCAACCTTGGCGTGAAGCCGCTGACGATCTCGATGAAAGCGACCTGTTGAATCGTCGCGAACCGTTCGGGCTTACGGCGATGCCACCTGAAGCGCTGATCGTGACGGCGGGCGTCGACTGTCAGGATGATCGTCTTGAAATCGTGTTTCTGGGGCATGGAAAAACGGAAACGTTTATCTTGGGCCATATAGTGATCTGGGGACCGGTCGACGCAGACTCGACGTGGGTCGAACTGGACGATCTATTACGGCGGTCGTGGCCTCACCCGAATGGGGGAACCCTGCGCGTCGACGCGGCGGTCATCGATTCCGGTGATGGTGGGCACTCTGACACTGTGACAGCCTTCACGCGTTCACGTTATGCGCGGCGAGTCGTCGCGGGCAAAGGGGTTGCGGGGTTTTCACGTCCGTTCATTCAGCGATCCACTACAAAGGGCACACCCTTGTTCCTGATCGGTGTCGACGCGATTAAAAGCCAACTTTTCAACCGCCTGTCACGTGGTTCCGGCTTCCGTTTTTCGGCTGATCTGGAACCTGTCTTCTTTGAACAACTGGCCTCTGAAAGGCGCGTCGTTCGGTATGTGAAGGGTGCGCCGGTGAGAAGGTTTGAGCGCGTGCCGGGCAAACGGGCTGAAACTTTGGATGCGACGGTATACGCATTGGCGGCGCGGAATCTTGTGGGTACTGACCTTGACCGTCGCACTGAAGAATTGCAATCTGCAGCTGCGCACACACCAAAAGCGCGTTCCACAATTAAATCAAATTGGCTGTCCGGGGGAATATGATGACTGCTAATGATAAAACGCCCGACTATTCATGGGGCTGCCTGCCAATTATTGGCATTATATTGTTTTTCTTATTAAAAAGCTGTTTTGCAGATAAACCTTCTGCACCTGTCAAAGAACGTCCTCAATACAGCAATGACGGCATGACTTATAAACAACGCAATGCAGCGGCGGCAGTCGTCAGGTCTTCAGGTTACTGGTGTGAAAATCCGGTCTCTTTGCATGAGCAATTAACTGGTAGCACGATACAAGAGTACATTGTGATGTGCGACACTGGGGATAGGGTCGCAAGATACAAAATCAGGATGACACCTGAGGGAAACTTTGGAACTGTGCGCCCACTTTAACTCATACTTAAATAAGAGATAGAAGATTATCGTTTTCCGAGTATCACTTCAGCACAAAGACCTGTGAATCTGTCTGCGGCAACAATTGCTTTTCCCCTATCATCTAACAGCCAGTCTACAAAAAGATGATATTCATCCTCAGTCTGATACCCTGGGGCGAAACGATCTTCAAAATTCCAGACAGCAGGATGTAAATAACCAAAATTACCTGCATCATACCCCATAGGTTTAAGGGTCCAAACGATGTCATATTTACACTGATCAGGTGCTATCTTCGCTGCGTGTTCCATTTCAAAAACGGGATCAAAACCTCTTTCCATAAACGAATTTCCCCTCAGTGAATTGTCTTCTGTTCAAGCCAATCGACCAGGCTGACCGGCGGTTCAACCCCACTTGAGGCGAATTTCCACACAAGCGCAACCATAACCTGTTTAAGGTCATGACCACACTCACGCGCTTCCGAGATGATCTGGGCAACCTCATATCGCCGTTCGGCCTCACTCATTTCCGCAAAAGATTTCATCTGGTTTCTCCTTCTATTTAAAAGAAAAACGCCGTGCGGTGAAGGAGATCGACCGCACGGCGCCTTGCCGCAGAAGGAAATTGTCAGAACTTGGCCACCCTGACACTTGGCATAATGACATAAAAATCATCACCGTCAAGCAATTTGACACATCGAGATAAATAATGCGTCACGACCCTTGATAATTTGACTTAACGTGTTAGATGTAACGTCAACACGGAGTTTCTTTATGCGCACTTTTCTCGACATCACGGCAATAATCGCCGATGGGCAGCACCTCAGCGCCCGTTCTGTTCCGACACTGTTGCGCCGCGTGCGCTTATTCGACAAACATGGCCTCCTGCCCGTAGAACGTGAGGATACCGGACGCCGTGAAGGCCGTTTGGACGTTGACGGCGCATGTCTGGCCGCAATTTTTTGCGAACTGCTTGATATGGGTTTTGACGTGGAAATGTGCCGTGAAGTAGCCGCGCGAATCCGCAAATATGACCTGTATCGTGCTGACGATGCTCCACTTTTGGAGGCCGTCATCGATGCAATAGGCAATCAGTCGGCAGTCGCTCTTACCCTTCAACTAATTTTGAATGGCAAGGGGGAAAAGTTCCATCGTGTCCGGTTTGACGGAGCCGAAACCAAAGACCCGTTAGTCACAGAGACGCAGACACTTGAGCGCCAACTGGCTTGCGAAACGGTTCGCGGCGAAACGCGGCTCGACTTAAACGTCATCCTGGCCCCCGTCATTGCTGCTTACGGGGAATAACCTATGTTTGCCCGTGCCCGTGCAGCCATCGATATTCTGACCGGAAAGCGATCTGCCGCGCCTATAGCCACGCGCCGCTTCGATGGGGCGGCAGGCGGTCGCCGTGGTCACGGCATGGGCCAATTTGGGCCGATCCAGCCGGAAGTAAGCGCTGCCGGTGCGACGGTGCGAAGCCGCGCCCGTCACCTTGCGCACAATAACCCATGGGTCAGTCACGCCGTCGCAAATTGGGCAGGGGCGTTGGTGGGGGCGGGCATAGTCCCAACACCCAAGCACCCCGACTCCGCGACCCGTAAGTCCCTTATCACTCACTTCAATACATGGTCCGAACACGCCGATTTCGATGGCCTGACTGATTTTTGGGGTCTGCAAGCGGCGGTCGCACGGTCGCTGGTTACAGATGGTGAAGCGTTCCTGCACATCATCGAAACTGATGACGGCCCGCGCCTTCGCCTGATCCCTGCCGAACTAATCGACGAAAGCAAAACCCTTAACCTGTCGGACGGCGGCTTTATAGTCTCTGGTGTCGAGTTCGATGCTTTCGGTCGCCGTGTCGCCTACCATATTCTGCCGCAACGCCCGACAGACCTGTTTGCGACGTATGCGCCTGCCGTGCGCGTGTCTGCTGATGACATAATTCACGTCTTTAAGCCTCTCGCACCTGGGCAAGTTCGCGGCATTTCGTGGCTGGCACCGGTGATCCTTCCGGCGTCTGATTTCGACCAACTAACCGACGCCCTCCTGATGGGGGCAAAAATCGCGGCTATGCACTCCGGTTTCCTGGTCGACCAAAACGGAAACGGCACGTCGATTTTCGACGGTGAGCAAAACGGTAGCATTCTGGAAGGTGGAATCGAACCTGGAGCGCTCAAATATCTGCCGCAAGGATGGGATGTAAAATTTAATAGCCCCGGTCAAGCACAGGAACTTTCGTCCTTTATAAAGCTAAATCTGCAAAGCCTTGCTGCCGGTCTGGGGTTGCCCGAACACTTTGTTTCCGGCGACCTCACTGGTGCGAATTATTCCTCCCTGCGGGCGGGCCTGCTGCCGTTTCGCCAACGAGTCGAGCAAACGCAGTATGGGACTCTTGTTCCCCAGTTCTTGCGCCCCGTCTGGCGTCGCGTTGTTACTTCAGACGTTCTTTCCGGCGCCCTGGACGCCCCTGATTTTGAGGCCGCATCTGCCGACTACCTGTCGGCCGACTGGCTTCCCCCGAAGCCGCTGCAGGTTGATCCGCTCAAGGACACTGAGGCGACGGTCGCGGAAATAAACGCGGGCCTGACCTCGCGCCGGAAAGCCGTTGCGGAACGTGGATGGGACCTCGAAGACCTTGATGCCGAAATCGCCGCCGACCCCTTCAAACCAAAAGCTAAGGAGGCGACCGATGCCCGACAACCCGCAACCGATTGAAACCCGTAGCGCTCCGGCAACCTTCTCACCGGATACGCTGAATCTGGAAACCGGAACCGTCGAGGCCGTGATCAGCACCGGCGCACCCGTGCTACGTAAGGGTTATACCGAACGTCTTGCTTTAGGCCGTGAGAACGTCACCCTTGCGCCGCGCCTTCCGGTTCTCGATGCGCACCGGCAGGCCTCTATCAGCGACATCAAGGGCCAAGTGGTCGATGTGCGCTTTGAAGCGGGACGAATTATCGCAACTCTAAAAATCTCTGATCCCGTTGTCCTCGCTGCGATCGAACGCGGCGATGTGACTGGGGTTTCAATCGGATACTCGGTTTCCCAATGGAGCGACACCGCCGACGCTCAAGGAAGAAACCGCGTACGCACGGCCACAGCCTGGACTTTAAAAGAAGTCTCACTGGTGCCAGTCCCCGCCGATCCGTCGGCATTGCTACGGAGTACACACATGACTGAAATTACTGAACAACCGGCGGAAAATCTAAACGCCGACACCATCGAAACCCGCGCCGCGATTAGACAAATTGCCCGCACGGCCGGACTGGACTCACAATGGGCTGATGCGCAAATCGACGCTGACGCTACCGTAATCGAAGCCCGAGCCGCCGCCTTTGAGGCGATTCAAACACGCTCCCGTCAAACCCCTGCGATCCGCGTGGTGTCGGCTGGTGACGATCCTGCGGCCCAGCGTCGTGCGCGTGAGGACGCGCTTTACGCCCGTGCGTCCGGTACGGCCCCAAGTGATCAGGGCCGCGCCTATATGGGCGACACGCTGCGCGACCATGCACGCGCCATTCTTGAAACCAACGGCGTTTCGACCCGTGGCCTGTCTGCGGACGAAATCTTTTACCGCGCGATGCACACGACCTCGGATTTCAAAAATCTGCTGGTCAATACCGGCAACCGGACTTTGCTGCCGGCCTATGAAATCGCGCAAAGCCCGCTGAAAAAACTGGCACGCCAATCGACCTTAACCGATTTCCGCGCCGCCTCACGCCTGAAGCTGTCGGACATTGGGCTGCTCCAAAAGGTCACTGAGTCGGGTGAAATCAAATCAACGTCGCGTGGCGAAGCGGCAGAGTCTTATAAGCTGGACACATACGCCACGATTTTCAGCCTTTCACGGCAGGCGTTGATCAATGACGATCTCGGAGCCTTCAGAGACTGGGGCAACACCGCGGGCCGCATGGCTGCCGAAACAGAAACGAATGTGCTGGTGAACCTCCTGCTTTCTAATCCGCTGATGGGTGAAGACAACAAAGCATTATTCCATGCGGATCATGGCAACTTGGCTATCGGTGACCTCGATATCGACGCAATCCGTGCCGCCCGTCTTGCTCTGCGCACGCGAAAAGGTCTGGATGGCGTCACACCGATCAACGCCACCCCGCGCTTCCTGCTGATCTCACCGGATCAGGAAACCAAGGCCGACGACATTATGGCGATCTTGCATGACGCGACTGTCGACTTTGCGCCGGAACTGTTGCGCAATCTGTCGGTTCTGGTCGATCCCCGACTGCCTAATGGTAGCTGGTACGTCTTCGCCGATCCTGCCGCGCTGCCGGTTTTGGAATATGCTTACCTTTCAAGCGCGCAAGGCCCGCAAATGTCTTCGCGTGAAGGCTGGGACACTCTTGGTATGGAGTTCCGCGTCGTCCTGGACTTCGGTGCCGGTGCCATTGATCACCGTGGCGCATATAAAGGCGGCTAATCATGGCGTCGTTAAGCGATCTCACCAGATGGCGCGACGCGCTTCAGGAGGCCCGTTTTAGGGGCGTCCGGCGCGTCCGAGATCAGTCTGGCGAAGAAGTGGAATATAAATCGGACTCGGAAATGGCGGCGGCTCTGGCTGCCGTCGAGGCCGCGATCTCCGGCGCTTCCCAGTCTCACCCTAAAACGATCTATCTCAGAACCTCGAAGGGAATCTGATCATGCGAAACTACGTACAAAGAGGCCACAGCCTCACAATTCCCGCACCGGCTGACGTTCTTTCCGGTGGAATCGTCATTGTCGGCGAATTGATCGGCGTGGCCAACGGTGATGCCAAAACAGGCGATTCGGTCGATGTCGATACGGTTGGTGTATACGTCCTTCCAAAGGTCGCCGCACTGGCAATTGCCATTGGTGATCTGGTCTATTGGGACAGCACAAACAAGCTGGTGACGAAAACAGCTTCCGGCAACAAAAAGTTGGGTTACGCTGTCACGGCGGCCGCTAATCCGTCTGCCGTTGTAAACATCCGCCTGGTGCCGACTGTCTAACATGTCGAATCTCGCCCTGTTTCCCAAACTTATGTCTGAAAAAGAAGCCTCTGAAATGCTTGGCATTTCCGTCGACACGATTCAGCGCATTCGGAAACGGGGCGAAATTGCCTTCAGGAAAATCGGAGGCCGTTATAGATATACGATTTCCGATCTGAATGAATACGCAGAAAATCAAAGAGTAGAGCCATGCCAAAGGGTACAAAAATCAGCGAAATCGGGGGCTTCTGGCTCTCACAACGCGCCCGCTCCCCTTTCTGGCACATCACATGGTTCGATTCCCGCACTCGACAGACAAAACGCCTCTCAACTGGCACAAGCGATCTTCGGGAAGCCGAAATAAAACTTGCCGAACACGTCACGACGCACGCCCATATACGCGACGTAAAGCCTGTAGAAATGCCTCTGGCGACCGTTCTGATCCGCTATTGGCAAGGTCACGCCTCCAAAATCGCAAGTAAGGTGCAGGCTAAGATCAGCCTCGCGCTTTGGAATGAATTTTTCGGGGATGACCTTGTTTCCGATCTGTCGATTGACCGGCAGGAAGCCTTCATGGTCTGGCTGAAAGCCAAGGGGCACAAGAACGCATATGTAAGCCGCACCATGTCTGTAGGCCGCGCTGCTATCCGTCGCGCCTGGCAACGTGGTGAAATCACCTCTGCCCCCTTCATTATAGATGAACGTGACCGCTCTGATGAGGATGAGCCTTACCGCTTATCAAAAGCTGAAATGCGCAAGCTGCTGAAAACAGCACAAGACTGGCCTCACCTTTACATCTTTATGATGATCTCTCTGAACACCTTGGCGCGCCCTGGGGCCGTGCTGGATCTCTCACCGTTTCAAATTGATCTCGACTCACGCCTGATCGACCTAAACCCGCATGGCCGGAAGCGCACAAAAAAGGGGCGTCCTGTCGTCCCTGCGACCGAAACCATACTGCCTTTCGTGACACGCAGAGACGTATCGCGTTTTGTGAATTGGCACGGGAAGCCGATTCAATCTATCAAGAAAGGATTCGCTACTGTCGTTAAAGCCGCTGGACTGCCTAAGGATGTCACGCCTTACAGCCTCCGGCACACGATGGCTGCGGAATTACGTGCCAGAGGGGTGCCCGCTTGGGAGGTCGAAGGCCTTCTTGGGCATAAACTTCCGGGCGTAACTGAAAAGTATGCGAAATTCGCTCCTGATTACCTCGGACACGGGGCCAAGGCGATCGACGCATATTTCACCGATCTGTTGAATTCTAAGGAGAATTTCGACGGATTTAATATCAATCGCGTGCCACTTGCGTTGCACACTGACCTATCGCCTAAAGACGAATTGATCAATTTTTCAATGATTTCAAAGGGAAAAATGGTGGACCCGACAGGGATTGAACCTGTGACCCCTACGATGTCAACGTAG